GTGCCATCAGTAACAGCCACCGCGAACTCGGTGGTCTGCAGGAACACGTCCAGATTTTCACTGAGCGCCACGCTTGCGGCCTTTACGTTTCTGCGTTTGCACCACTTCAGGCTTGGTTTGCGTGACTAAGCGAGCCTTGCCCACCTCAATCAAAATCTCAGCATCAGCGTCAGATATGTCCTGCTCAGTGCCGGCCTTGACCAGCCTTCCATCTGCCATCGTCGTGCTGAGAATCAGGATCCTCATAGCAACCGACCGTTCTCATTTGCCCATTTTATTGGGTCTTTAAACGATTTTTTTAAATTACAAGTAGGGCACAACATTTGTAAATTACTTCTATCGTTTGATCCACCCAAAAACAATGGCATTATGTGATCCAAATGAAATTCTTTTCCTAACGAAGTTTTGCATTCTGCGCATTTATGATTTTGCAATTCCAACAAAACATAGACATCATTTTTTGTATGCGTTCCCTGAGCGTTCTTTTCTCTTGCCATCCTGCGATGCCGATATTCTAGGAATTTAGGCTTCAACTGTTCCCAGTTTTTCTTTCGCCAAATATCGACACGCTTTTTTACAGATTCTGGGTTTTTTGCGTAATACTCTGACGCTTTTTTCTTCTTGCAAGACCTACACCAAACATAAAATCCATCAACCCGGTTTTTATCTTTAGTGAAATCTTGAACTGGTTTTTCTTGCTTACACAATGTGCAAGACTTCAATGTGCTAACATCAATATTAGCCATACAGACCCCGATCTGAAATGGTTAGAAAGCCCCTACACGTTGCAAGCGCGTAGGGGCTTTTGCCTATCTTTTAGGCGATGTCGGCGTCGCCGTACACGAAGCTGACTGCATTGCGAACCGCAATATCGATGTCCTGCAGCGCCACGACGCGGACCGTGCCGGCGGTCGAACCGGAGTACGGATCAACCATCAGGTCAAGGCCAGCCCACATGCCGATGAGCAGGTCAGCAAAGTTGCCAAAGAACACGTCGCCGGCGGTCACCTGGTTCGAGGTCTCAGTGCGATAGCCGTTGACCGTGTTGCCAGGCTCCCACACGAACTGAGCCGTGTTGGTCGCCTTCTCGGTAGTCTTCAGAGCACCGCGCTGTGCCGGGTTAAACAGGTAGACCATCGTGCCGATATCGGCGTTGTCGGTCGCAACCTCGGTCTCCATCGCCACCAACTCCGCAAACGTCGGGTTGGTCGCAGCGAAGTCCTTGGTGTTGACGCCAGTCTGGTTTTTGATGCCGGTCGGCTGGTTGCTCGAACCAGAGCCGTACAGCGCAGCAGCATCGATCGCAAGCGCGATTACCGACGACAGGTCGCGGCGAACCATTGCCTCAACGTCGATCGACGACTGGTTCAGCAAGCGGCGGCTGATATCCGTCCACGCGCCGACCGTCTTCGGGTTCATCGTCACCTGCGCAAGGGTCTGCTGCGACTCGGTCGGAGCCGAGTTCTCAGCCACCCAGTACGCGGTCGCCGCAGCGCTCTGCTTGGGGATCGCCACGTTGCCCACCAGGCCAGACAGCATGGTCGCGCCAGCACGCATCACCACCGCGCGGTTGCGCAGCATCTCGATGAACGAAGCGGCCAACAGGTCGGTAGCGACAGTGAAGCCACCAGCGTTGTTGGTGCCAGCAGTCAGGTCACGCTTGTTGCGCAGGATCTCGCTGGGCACGAAGATGCCGCGGCTCGACTTGCCGGCAGCCTTGGCACCAGCCTCCGACACCTCACGCTCAAACGCAGCAGCTTCCCACGCGGCGCGGTCACCGGGGTTGGCCAGCGCGTTCATGGCGCGGAGGAACGAATATTCACGGACCTCTTTCTGAGTAAGGCCGATGTCGGTTTCAGTACCAGTGACAGGTTTCTGTTCCACGGAAATGCTCTCCAGAATAGCGGCGCGGGCCTCGTCAAGGCTCTTGCCAGAATCAATCAAGGTTCGCGCGAGGTCTTGCTGCTTGAAGCGCTCGCCCAGCGCGGAGATAGAGGCGATACGCGACCGTTCGGCTTCTGCAGCCTGCGTCGCAATCGTCTGGATATCGACGGTTTGCTCAGACATAGTGTCCTCATTGGTGGTTTCGGCAGGCTGTGCCGGTGGATCCTCGCGCGTCAGATTGACCGCGCGCTTCTCATTGGCCTCGGCCCGACCGACCCCGACTGTTGGATCGGCAGGAATCGTGACCATTGAAACCTCATAAGCTTCCCAACGGGTTGCCGTGTACGTTGACTGGCCGGATTTCTTGCTCTCGACCATGTCCATGATGCGATAGCCAAACGACACATTGCGCAGAATGCCGTCGTTGACCAGACCCATCACCTCGTCGGCTCGAGCAGTCTTGGCAAACCGCACCTTGGCGTATCCGCGCTTGTCTTTGTCAATCCAGGCACGCTCGACAACACCGACGATCTCGTCCATGTTGTGATTGAACAGCAGCGGAGCGCCATCGTTGAGCCGCTTGAGATCCGCAGCGCCAGCGTTGTGCGACAGCACTTCATCGCCAAACCAACGCTCGACTGGAAGCTCACTCGAAAACGGAAACTCCATCGTCCGCGACTCCGCGTCAACGGTAATAGCTTCCGTGGACGCCGCCCGCGTCAGGACCGGCAATTCAAGTTTTTCCATCGTTTCACCCGATTGCATAGAGGAATTTTATCAGGTTGGCGTTTCTTCTGCCGCGTCTTCCTCAATGTCCTCCGGCTGCGGCTCGCCGTTCTCCATCGTTTCGTGCGGATCTGTATCAAACGCCAAATCCAACGCTTCGGCCATGTCCAGCTCGCGGCGGCGCTGCTGCATCAGATCCTCAAGGTCGCCACCTTGCTGAGCCACGACATCAGCCAAGGTTGTAAACCCGCAGCGCACTGCTTCCTTGTACGCGCCCATCTCCTTGGCCGGGTCGACCCACTGCCAGCCGCGCGGAATCCACCGCACCTCACGAAACGGTGCAGGATTCAGCTCGTACTGCGCAAGCTGCAGCTCACCCGACAACACCGCCCGGTCAAGCCACTCCTCGAACACCCGGCGATGGAAGCATTCGATCATCCAGCTCTGCAGCACGCGCCACTGGTCGCGGTCGTCCAGCAGCGACAGCCTGCTGCTCGAGTAGTTCGATTCCGAGTAGTCACGGCTCAGGGTCGCGTAACTAACCCCAATTCCCGCCGCCATCGAGCGCAGCATCGCCCGCACGAACGGCTCGTACTGCCCACCTGGACGCGCCGGCTTGGCTTCCTGGTACGTCTCACCCGGCAACAAGCGCTCGATCTTGCCCGGCTCAAAGTTCGACACCGGCTGGTCATCCATCGTTACGTCTTGCATCGCGTCGTCTTCAGGCGACGTGATAAAGCCCATCCGGCAGGCTTCAGCACGGGCCGCGATGACCTCGGCCTCGGTGTAGCCGTTGAGGTGGTGCATGCGCATGATCGCCGACGCGATCCACGGGAACCCGCGGGTCTGACCCGGCCGCTCAACCCGGTACAAGTGCAGCACCTCGTCGGCGCTCACGCGCACAGTGCGGCTGTCCGTTGTGCCGGTAGCTAGCGGGTAGTCGCCAGGGTGCTGCACTCGGAAGTGATACGCGACCGGTCGGCCCCACTGGTCACGCTCGATGCCCATGCGGATGTCGTTGCCGGTATTCCGCGCAACCTCGTTCAGGTCCACGTCCAGCCGGTCGGCCTCGATGACCTCAAGCGAGAGCGGCACGCGACCACCGCCCATCGCCTGGCGCACCATGCGGATGAACACTTCGCCCGACTCAGCCGCCGACCGGATCGCCAAGCGCTCAATGTCAGCAAACGACAGTATCCCCGCCACATGGCAATACCGCGCCCGCTTCCACTTGGCCCAGCTGGCCTCGATCGCCGAGTTCGCAGCGTCATCCATGCGGCCACCGCGGCGCATGCGCACCGACGCCTGCATGGTGATGCCTTGGCCAACCACGTTGTTCTCGATCACCCGCAGCGCGTTCCGAACGTAGTCGTTGTTCTGCCCGAGGTCTCGAGCACGCTGGCGCAGCGTCTTGAGGTCCTTCCGCAGGTCAGCGTCCAGCGAGTTGCTGCTGGCCATCCAGTCCGACACCAAGCGGTCATACACCGCGCCCTGGAACTTCCTAACGACCTTGACCTCAGTCTTGCGCTTGAACCAATCTCGCCAGCCCATCTCAACCCCCGAACCGGACGTACACCGCCCGACCGCTGTTCAATCCCTTTGCAATCCGCTCGGCACGGGCTTCCTTCGCTACATCAGCCTTGAGCTTGTTCTCAAGCGCAATCAGGTCCGTCATAGGCATCGATTTCAGCGACCGGTTGCCGATCGTGTACTCGGCCACCGCGCCACCCGAGATCTTGGTGCGCATCGCCGCCTGCACGGCCTCAAGGTCGATCTGCGCTTGGCTGCGACCGTCGTAGTTATTACCGACAGCGATGTTGCCAAGTATCCGAACCTGGCCCTGCTCAAGCGTGTAGCGTTCTGCAGCTTTGGTGACGTAAAGCTGATACCAGTGCAAATCGATGTGCAGATTAGCCGTCTGTACAGCGGTCAGCGTAAAGTTCCAACCCCCAGCACCGTCCGCAACACCCGTCGCCGTGATGCTGTCGTTGCCCGTGTTGTGCTTGA